GAATTCGAACAAGATAGTATTTTGTTCGGAAAAGCCGGAGAAAATAATACTATTTTAATAGGGACAAATCATTGTCCAAATAATCAGATTAAGTACCATGAAGAAATTCCTCTTGGAAAATTAAAAGGTAATGAGGCAACATTTATGTCGAGAACAGGAAGTCGCCCTTTTAGTTTTGGTGATGATACTTTTGCTGAAGAGGATATTATAGAAGATTATGGTATATGTAAATTTCCTACTGAAATGCGTGGTCCTATGATCATGGCACAAAAAAATTGGTGGGATCTAGAAGTTTAAGAGGAGTTCATTATTGAATCCTCAATTGTGGCAAAAAGCCACACCCTCTGGCGAAAGCAGAGGAATTTTGTTAATCTCGCTTATAAAGGAGAAATATGACTAATTACTTAGTACCAAGAACAATTGAAGATATTGAAAGACAATTGTCACAGTCAATTGGATTTGACACATTTTTCAATAGATTATTTGCTAATGATTTTGCGGCAACAAATGGAGGTGGATATCCTCCATATAATATTCGAAAACTAGATGATTATAAGTATGCTATTGAATTAGCTCTTGCTGGTTTCAGTAAAGATGATTTGGATATTGAATTGGCCGAAGGTACTTTGACTATTAAGTCAGCACCTGTGGAAAAAAAAGTTGATGATGAATACATACATCATGGAATTGCAAAACGGGTATTTACAAGAAAATTTCATCTCGCTAATGATATTGTTGTGAAAGGCGCCGATTTATATAATGGTTTATTGACTGTTGAATTGGAAAGAGTAATACCTGAAGAAAAGAAACCACGTAAAATTAAAATTGATGATGGAGTGAAAAAAGTGGATTATAATATTTAACAATTTCGGGGACATGTTTCATGTCCCCTTTTTGTTTTTGAACTTGTTCCTACCAAAATAAAACTTTCAAAAAGATAATTATGAAACTTAGTAAAAATTTTTCTTTAAAAGAAATGACATTTTCTGATACTGCAATTAGAAAAGGTATCGATAACACTCCAGAATTAGAACATATTGTATCATTAACTAATCTATGCTGTAATGTGTTGCAGCCAGTACGTGATTATTTTGATAAATCTGTTAAAATAAATTCTGGTTATCGTTCGGTTGAATTGTGTGAGGCAATTGGATCATCGTCTACATCACAACATGCAAAAGGAGAGGCAGCAGATTTTGAAATTTATGGTATGTCAAATTTAGAACTGGCTACCTGGATTTATGAGAATTTAGATTTTGATCAAATTATTTTAGAATATCATGATCCAGATGAAGATCCTAATAGTGGATGGATTCATACTTCATATAGAAAAGATGGACAAAATAGAAGAAAAGGATTGATCATAAATTCAAAAACCAAAGGTAAATATTTGGAGTGGATTCCCGATAAAAAATGAAAAAATTTTTAATAAATCAATATAAAAAACTATTAATTTATAATGTATCATTGACATTAAAATATAAAAGATTTCTTGACAATCAGTTAGATAAATGTTATCATAGTACATGACTACAATCAAACATTATCAAACACTGATGTCAAGGATATTAAATGAATTTTTATACAAATGTTCAGAACTGGGGCGGTAAAATTTATTATCGTGGAATTGATGAACATGGTAAACACTTTAAAAGTGTTGACAATTATAATCCTGTCTTATACATACCTTCTCCCAAACCTTCCGATTACAAAACTCTAGATGGTGAATATGTTTCTCCTATAGAATGTGGTTCTATTAAAGAAGCAAAAGAATTCATAAAAAAATATGAAAACATAGAAAATTTTCGTATTTATGGAAATACTAATTATCATTATACATTCATATCTGATAATTTTCCTGATACAATATCATATGATTTATCTAAAATAACCATTGCTAATATAGATATTGAAGTTGGATCTGAGAACGGATTTCCTGATCCTCAGATTGCCAGTCAACCAGTCACTGCAATAACCGTTCAGATAGGTCAAAGATTGTGGGTGTTTGGTGTAGGTCACTACAACGTTACACAAGATAATGTTAGATATTTTAGGTGTGAAGATGAATTGCATCTTTTGAGTGATTTTATTGATTGGTGGAGTCATCAGGATATAGATATCATTACTGGTTGGAATGTTAAATTTTTTGATATTCCATATCTTGTAAATCGAATGAATAGGCTGTTTGATGAATCTACATCTAAGATGGGACCTTCAAAATTATCTCCTTGGAACTTTGTAAGTGAGAGAACTGTAAATCAGGCTGGATTTGGAGGAACCAGAGAACAGCAATCATTTGAAGTTATGGGAGTTGCTACTCTTGACTATTTGGATCTTTATAGAAAATTTACACATACACAACAAGAAAATTACAGACTAGACCACATTGCTCACGTTGAATTGGGAGAGAGAAAATTAGACTATTCGGAATTTGGTTCTTTACATAATTTATGGAAAGAAGACTATCAGAAATTTATTGATTATAATATTAAAGACGTTGAATTGGTCACAAGACTTGAAGAAAAAATGAGATTAATTGAAATGTCAATAGTTCTTGCTTATGACGCTAAAGTTAATTACACGGATGTTTTCACTCAAGTTAGAATGTGGGATACTTTGATCTATAATGAATTAAGAAGAAAAAATATTGTTATACCTCCTAAGCAAACTACTATAAAGAATGAACCCTATATGGGTGCTTTTGTGAAAGAACCTGTTCCTGGTATGTACGAATGGGTTGCTAGCTTCGATCTTGATAGTTTATATCCTCATTTGATTATGCAATATAATATATCTCCTGACACCATTATAAGAGATTATCCGCCAAAACCTGTTACTGTAGATCAACTTTTAAACCAAGAAATAGATACTGATTATGCTAAAAACCAGAGAATGGTTCTTGCGGCAAATGGTTTTCATTTTAAGAATGATAGACAAGGATTTCTTGCCGAAATGATGGAGAGAATGTATGCTGAAAGAAAAATTTTTAAAAAACAAATGTTAAAATCAAAGCAAGAATTAGAAATTGTTGAAGGACTAATTTCAGAAAGGAATAAACATGACGATAGATGAGTTGATGCAAACTCCTAGACAAAATTCAATTTGTAGAGAAGAATTTTTACATATTACTGACTTTTTAGGAAATAAAAATTTTTTAGTTTTTGGAACAGGATATGATACTGAATATTGGAGAACGGTTAACAAAGATGGATTCACTCTTTTTTTAGAAGATAAACGTTCTTGGGTTTTGAAAGATGCCACAGACATTCATCTTGTAAAATATACTTGTAAGATGAATCAATTTGATGGAATGATGGAAGAGTATAGAAATGGAAATTATGATAGATTTATTATTGAATTTCCAAAAATAGTCGAAACGACAAAATGGGATGTTATTTTAGTCGATGGTCCTACAGGTTGGCCGAATGGTGATAATCCAGGTAGAGCTCAAAGTATTTTTCTTTCTATGATGGTATCAAACAAAGATACAGATGTTTTTATACATGATGCTGAAAGAAAAATTGAAGATATTTGTTCTAGAGAAATGTTTTCAACTATTGTCGAAGATCTTGTTTTTCCACCTAAACCCGGTTATGACAGAAAATTGAGAAGGGTTAGAATATAAGGAATATATGAATTATCATGAAATGTCATTGGAACAATTATTGAAAGAAAAGAAAAGACTTTCAAATGAAGTTTCCAGATTAAATAATATGCAAATGGCAAGAAAAATTCAATTGAATTCTGCTTATGGTGCTTTAGGTAATCAATACTTTAGATTTTATGATATAAAACAGGCCGAAGCGATTACAAGCGGAGGTCAATTATCCATTCGTTGGATTGAGAGAGATGTTAATGTTTATTTGAATAAAATTCTTAAAACAGAAGATAAGGATTACATTATTGCAGTTGATACCGATTCTATTTATGTGTGTCTTGATGAGTTGGTCAAAACTGTATTTGAGGACACTTCTGATAAAAATAAGATAATTAGTTTTTTGGATAAAGTTTGTGAAACTAAAATGCAAGATGTGATCAATAAATCTTATGAAAATCTAAAAAAATATATGAATGCATATCAGCAAAAAATGAATATGAAGAGAGAAGTTCTTGCTGATAAAGCTGTTTGGACTGGTAAAAAACATTATATTATGAATGTTCATAATTCTGAAGGTGTTCAATATGCTAAACCTAAACTTAAAGTTATGGGATTAGAATCTGTAAAATCTTCAACTCCTTCAATTGTTAGAAATAAACTAACCGATGCCTTTAACATATTAATGAATGGAACTGAAGATCAGATGATAGATTTTATTGAAAAGTTTAGAATAGAATTTAGTCAATTGCCCGCTGAAGATGTTGCATTTCCCAGATCAGTTAAAGGTATAGCTAAATACTCAGATAGTGTTACCTTATATAAAAAGGGCACACCTATTCATGTTCGTGGTACTATTATGCACAATCATATGTTAAAACAAAAAAAGTTAACAAATGTTCACGCATTGATACAGGAAGGTGAAAAAATAAAATTTACTTATTTGAAAGTTCCTAATCCTTCTGGAGAATCTGTGATTAGCATGGGAACTATATTGCCTCCAGAATTTGAATTAGAAAATTATATTGATTATGATACTCAATTTGATAAATCTTTCCTTGAACCTTTAAAGGCAATTCTTAAATGTGTTGATTGGGACTATGAAAGAAGAAACACCATTGATAGTTTTTTTATATGATCGTTGAAGAACTTATAGAATATTTCACAAATAATTGTGACCATAGAAAAATTCCATTAATAATCAAAAAAAATTGGAAATTATTGATTAGTGAATATGATAAAGATGATATTAGAGATTCGTTGGCAAGATATATCATTTTGAATGGTGTTCCTTTTCCTCTAAAAGAAATAGAACATACAAGATTAATACGTTTATTTGATCGTTTTTCCATTGTTAGTATGCTCAAAGAATATAAAAATTTTTCTATCGTTAAAGAAAGATACGATTACAAATATAAGTATTCAGACAACCCTCTAGGGGTAATTGATCGTTCTCATGCATATAATGATGTCAGTG